TCGGATACACCACATTATCCAACGCCCGATGCGCGGGGCGCGTGCGCGCATCGTTAATGGCGCTGTATTGCAAATAGGGGCGGGCATCTTTGTTCTCTTGCAGCTTTTGCCAAAGGCTTGCCATGCGGGCATTGGTCATTTGGGTTTGGAAAATGGTTTGCAAACGATGGCGCGTTAAGCCTGTGCCCACCACTTCGCCTGTGCTTTGTTGCACCATATCGCCTGCTTTATCCAAAGCCAGCCCGCGCTCGCGCAGCATCACCATAGCATTTTTGCGCCATGTGGCAAACGGCGTGCCCTCTGCCGCGCTTTGGCGCAAGCTGTTCAACAAATCAGCCACAATCTCTTGCTGATAAATCCCCGCAATGCTACGCGCCTTTGCCGCTGTTTGGGCAATGGCTTCGCCGGCGTTGGCAGGCAAAGGCAGGTTTAGGCTATCAAAATAACGCAATGCGCCCTCGGGCGGCAGGTTTAGGGCTAGGGAAAGATTGGGTTGCATAGGGTTCATTCAAAAAAGGGTTTAACGGCATTTTCAGGCTGCCTCTGGCAGCAAAAGATTACGGCTGCGCGCGCCCCCACAAATCCGCCACAAACAGCACCCGCGTTAAAGCCTCTTGCAAGCGGCGCGTGTCCAGCGTGGGATAGGCGGCGATTAAGCGGTGTTCCACCGCTTCATAATCTTCGCCCTCCGCCAGCGCGCGCCCCAAATCTTGCAGCATGGGTTCAAGCTGGGCGGCAAACTTCGCCTCGCGCAAATAATCTTCCACCCCATTTTCAAACGCCACATCCCAAGCGGGGGCAATTTGCCCCTGCGCATTCAGGGCAACATGGCGATAATTCAGCGCGGCGGGCGGTTTGCCTTTTTCAGGCTGCCCTGCTGCGTTTTTCGCGCCTGCTTTGTCATGGCGTGTGTTGCTTTGTTTGCCATCGGCTGGGGGTTCTGCGTCGCTGCTCTCTTGCGTTTTGCGCCCTAGTAGCATCTCGCCATCCTGCGCATCGGGAATCGCCAGCTTATCCCGCGCCCAGCGTTCGGGAATTTGCACGCCCACATCCACCAATTTCGGCAACGCCTCGGCAATCGCCGCCAAATCCGCCACCTCGCGTGTGTCAAATTCAAACTGCGGCAGGCGCGTCTCTTCGCCAATGGCAAAGTTCACCCGCAAAAACGGCTCTAAAATTTGCCGGTTAATGGTTTGTGCCAACCGCCGCGCATCCGCCACCAGCAAATCATGCCGCACTTCATTGTGAATCTTCCCCAGCGCATTGGTGCTGGCTTTGCCATCCGCGCCGCTGGTCAAGGTTTGCCCCAAAATCAGCCGTGTGGCAGATTTTTCGCACCATTCAATCATGGTCATAAAGGGGTTGTTGCCCGCCGTTGTGCCCGATGCCGCTTGGTGCAGCTCAATCATCATGCCCTCGGGCATAATGCCCGCCGCGTTGTGCCCAATTTCCGCCACCGCCCGCAGCAAGGTTTGCTTTTCCTTTTCGGTTGCCCCTGCGCCATATTTGCCGATGCGAATCGGCATGCCGTAAAGCTCCAAAAACTCGGCAAAATCGTGCGCTGAATAGTGTTTAAACATATACAGCCACGCCAGCGTGCGAAACAGTCCATTGCGCGCCGCCTGCACGCTGCGGCTTTTGTGTTGATGCACCACCCAGCCCATCGCCCACAGCGGCTCGCCCGTGGGGTTATCAGGGGTTTTCAGCAGCAAGTTATCGTGCGTATCCCAGCGAAACCAGCTTTGCGGTATCAGGTTAAACCGCGCGGGAGCATTCAGGCTGCCTTGCTGCTGCCATGCAATTTCCAGCGCGGCAAAGCCATGCCCCACCGCGTCCATCAAATCCATCAGCAAATCGTCCATGTGGGCAAGGTTGTCAAAATAACCTTGCGCGGCGGCGGTAAGCTGCTGCTCGGCGGCGCCGGCCTGGGGCGGCCCCGGGGCCCGCCCACCCACCACCCCCACCCCCAGCTTGCGTGTCGCCAGCGCGGCAGCAATCGCGCTGTCGCGCTCCTCCATATCGGCAAACAATTCATGCTGCGCTTGAATATCGTTGCCCTCGGCATCCTCAAACAGCGCACGCAGCTTGGCAGGCGTGATAAAGGTGGCGGGGTGCTCGCTAATCACGCGCCCATTGGCGGTAATCCGCGCTTCTTGCGTTTGCCGCTGCGCTTCTGGGGTGGGCTGTTGCGCGGGGGTTTTGGGGTTAAATTTCGCTTTTTTTGCCATGTTTTATGCCGTGTTTAAAAGGGGGTTAAACGCAAAGGGATAAAATGGTTTCAGGCTGCCTTATCGCGCCCATTTGCTTTTGATTTCCCTGTCGTCAAAATCATCATCTGCCGTGCTGTGCCATTCAATCGGCGCAGCGTTGCTGGTTGCGCCCGCCCAAAGCATTTGCAGCGCATCCGGTCCATCATCATGCGCGGCTTTGGGAAAATGGCGCAGCTGCTCAATCAGCGTCGCCTGCGTGTCGTGCAGCCAAATCAAGCCGTTTGCCATGTGCGGCTGCAAGGTTTCAATCCGCAGCAGCTTATCCGCAATCGGTTTCACCGCCCGCGCAGGCACAGGGCAGCCCCGCGCTGCGCTGCGTTTCACCAGCTCGTCTTTTAAAAACTCTTGAAACTGCACCGTCTCCACAAACCACAACGCGCAGCGGTATTGCTGATGCAGCCGTATCACATCTTCAATAATCAAATCGGGCAGCCGTTTTTTAATCTGCGCCGCCACCACAAACAGCTTGCCCGTGCTGCGCTGATAGCCGCCCACCAAAATCGCGCTCGGGTCGCGGCTTGCGCCTGCTTTGCCCAAGCTCGGGTCCAGTGCGCCAAAGTAAACCAAATCAGGCGGCAGCTCCGTCCAAAAGCGCATCGCGTTGGCAAAAGGTGCGTTTTCGCTAGACACAGGGTCGTTTTGCAGCTCGCTATCAAATGCTTCATGCCCATCGCGCACGCGGATTTTCATCAAATCCAACACGCCCCGCGCCGCCCAGCTTGTTTGCGCCCCGCGCTCCATTTCTGCCTTGTTGGCTTCATAAAACGCCTGCGCCATGCCCGCGCCCGCCGCGCCGTTGTTGCGCAAAATCGCTTCCCATTCGTCCCACAAATCCATGCGCTCAGGCCAGCGCAGCATCGCCTTAAACTTTATGCTGTGCCACATTGGGTTGTTCAACGTGCGATTGAGCACGCTGTCGTAGTGCAAAATCGTGCCGATATACACCACATCAAACTTTTGCCCCACGCCGCCCAAATGCAGCACCGCTGATTTCAGCCATGTTTCCAATTTATCGCGCTGGGCAGGGTTGCGCACTTGCTCATCGTTTTCAATATCATCCAGCACCACCAAATCGGGGCGAAATGCGCCGTGGCGCAAGCCGCGCAGTTTCTTGCCGCTGCCCGCCACCTGCACTTTAATATCATTAGCCGTAACCACCGTTCCCGCCTGCCACACGCGCCCTTGCCCGCACGCATCAGCAAAATCCATCGTTAAACGCGGGTTAAATTCCAACTCCGCTTTTACCGCTTCCAGCATCGGATAGGCTTGGTCTATGCTGTCCATCACCATCACGATGTAATGCTTGCGATGCGTTACGATGCACCACAGAGTAAACAACTGCGTAACCAGCGTGGATTTGGCTTCGCCACGCGGCGCGGCAATTGCTTCTTGCTCGCTTTTTTCCGATGCCAGCATTTGCGGCAGTATGAAAAACAAATATTCATGCAGCTGTGATTTGTGCGGGCTGCGCACATAGTGCGGAAAATACGTCTGCACAAAAAATTCAAAACCGCCCACAGGGTCAAACACACGCGCCCGCCGCTCGGCAATCGCCGCAGGGTCGTTGGCAAAGCCCATCACTTCGGCTTCAATCGTGCGCTGCAACTGCGCCGCCAGCTGTTTGAGCGACTGGGTAAATTCTTTCAACTTCATGCCAATTTATCCTGCATATACGCGCCAAAAGGCTCTAACAATTCGCCGATGGCGGCAAGGTGTTTGGGGTATTTTTGCGCGGTAAATTCCGCCAACAGGTTGAGCACGCGCATCGCCGTGGCCAGCTCGCTGGTTTCGGGCAGGATTTTTTTATTCGCTGCCACCATTTTGTTATACGCATCCGCCAAGCTGCCCAAGGCTTGCACGCGGGCAATCGGGTCAATCTCCGCGCCGCCGTTGAGCTGCTCAAACGTCGCTTGGTATTGCACCAAAAAACCTGCCATAATCAGGCGGTTCACATCTTCCAAGCCGCCGCCGGCGATAAAATGCGCGGCGCGCACCTTGTCCCAATCGTCGCCCGTTTCCTTGGCGGCATATTTCCAGCTACGCGCCGTGGCAACCGGCACTTGGGCAAAAGCCGCCGCCATTTCCAGCGGGCAGTTTTCAAACACATAGCGGCGGCGCACCTCGTCGCGTTTTTCTTGCGGATGCGCCATATCACAGCCCGAACTTCGCTTTAATCAACAAAATGCCCGTGGACACCAAGCCGCCCGCCGCCCCGCCTGTAATCGCCGCCACGCGCCGCGTGTCTTGCCTAATCTCGTCCATCTCGCGCTCCATGCGGTTTTGCTGTTCCAATGCCAAATCTTGCTTGGCTTCAATCCGCGCCAGCGCGGCTAAAATCGGGTCTTTTTCCAGCGTCATGCTTTGTCTGCCTTTTGGTCTAATTTGTCGTTCAATTTGTCTAGTTTGGCTTCCAAGCGCTCCAACGATTTCATCACGCTGCCGCTGCTTGCCGTGGCTTCCGCCTTGGTGGCGTAATCCAGCTTCACCTTGTTCAATTCGCCCTGCACGCGCTCATGCTTGGCTTCAATCGCCTCAAATTTCTCATCCAACACGCGGATAAAATGCCACAGCAGCGCAATCAAAAAGCTGGTCAAAATGCCAAACGCCCATTCCATGGTTAAAAAATTCTGCGTGTTCATTTCAGGCTGCCTTGCTGCTGCCGATACCACGCTTGCCAGCCTGCCACCTGCGCTTCCAGCTTTTGGCAGTAGCCACCATAGCGCACCGCATGTTCCAGCAAATGTTGCGGCGAGCCGCTGGCGGGGCGCCCCGGGGGGGTCATGCTTTTCAGCCGCCCCGCGGAGACGGG